CTCTCGGCGGTCTGCTGCTCTCGGGCTTGCCTAAGTTGCTTGAGTATTTTCAGAACAAGGCAGATCAAGCCCATGAACTGAAGTTGGCTCAGGTTCAAACCGAGCGCGAACTACAGTTGGCGGCGGCGGGTTTCGCGGCGCAAGCTCGGATGGAGGAAATCCGCACCGAGCAAGTCGCAATGGAGACTGACGCCCGGATGACCGAGGCGGCGCTTGCTCACGATCAAAAGATCATGGACAAGGCATCGAAGTGGGTGGTGAACTACACCGGCACCGTGCGTCCTACCGTGACCTACATCTTCGTGTTTGAGTTGGTCGCCATCAACGCTTTCATGGCGTGGTATCTGTGGCAACACCCGACGCTCATTCAAAACATCGACGATGTGATTCGCTACTCTGACCTGATCTTCTCCGCTGATGAGATGGCAATCCTCGGGGGCATCATCGGCTATTGGTTTGGGTCGCGTCAGTGGGGTAAGAAGTGAAACTGAGCAAGGCAGGCGAAGACCTCATGCACAAGTATGAGGGATTCAGAAGCAAGCCTTACCTTTGCCCCGCCCACATTTGGACTGTCGGATACGGCCACGTTCTCTACCAAGAACAGATCAGATTGCCGGTAGTCCGAAAAGAAGGCTACGCCGGAATGATTCGCAATGAATACAACATCAAGCCCGAAGACAATCGCATATGGACGAAGACCGAGATCGATGAGCTATTCCGCGATGATGTCGGCACTTTTGAACGTGGTGTTTTTCGACTTGTTCCCGGCGTGGTTGGGCGTCAAGGCAGCTTTGACGCTCTTGTATCTTTTGCCTTCAATGCCGGTCTAGGCAACCTTCAGCGCAGTCAGATCAGGATGCGGGCCAACCGAGGCGATTGGGAAGGTGCGGCAGATGCATTTCGTCAATGGACGATGGGCGGCGGCAAGGTGTTGCCGGGCCTAGTCAAGCGCAGAGAAGCCGAGATAGCCCTTTTCTTGTCTTGAGGATAGACTAGGGCGGTAGTTGCCTCTCTCCTGCTGAGTTTGTCGGATGAACTCAGACTTAGCCCCCCGCTGCGGGGGCTTTCTTTTGCCACTCAGACAAGATCACTCGCTCAAGGTACTTGCGGCCTGCAATGCCTCGGTGTTCCTCCACACCGCGAAGATACTCCCGACGCTCTGCAAGGGGTTTGGACAAGACGTAGCGGGCTTCGCACTCGGCACGAAATTGCTCAGACGCACGATAGTCTCGGTCTGTCCGGGCTTCTGACGGGTCAAGACCTTGTGCTTGTTCTTGCACATTCGGCTGCGCCTTGTCCACTGCTCTGTTTTCCTTGTTTCAAGGGTGCGAAGGAACAAACCACACTCAGGGCATCTCATCTTTGGACAACTCAAGGTCAATCATCAGGTTGCGGATGGTTGCATGAAGCATACCGATTTCGCGGTTGAGCCTTGAGATGTCATCGTCAGGACAAATGGCTTTTGCTTCGTCGTAGATTTTGTTAAGCAAAGCATCTGCAACTTTGTGCGTTTCGTCTATTCGTTTCTTGTAGTTCATCGCACCATTACAAACCGTTCGCTGCTGATCACGACGGCAGGCTCCATGTCCTGAGCGTCACCCCTGTCTTGTCTGCCCCACCACACAAGCCCATCATGCTGAAAGTCGTCGATGCGGGCATAGCGCACTTGGTCTGTGAAGCCGATCAAAAGGACAAACGCACAACCACTGACGCGGCACATCTGCTCGGCGGCGCACCACTTTGCAAAGCTGAGTTTGTAGCCGCCTATCTTTTTGATCTGCTCAAAAGTGTGGTTTCTCACTTTGACTTCGACAAAGCCGACGATCTGCCCACTTCGTTCAATTGCAAAGTCGAGGTGATAGCGGATCGGCAGCTTGCGAAGCGTGCATTCGTAGGTCTGCTCAAAAAAGAGCGCAAGGCTGCGCTCTTTCTCAAGGTTCGACTCTGTTTCGTACAGCGGCCTCATTTGAATATCCAAAGCATTGCCAAGATGATGCCGATGCAAACAGCGGCCATGCGCCACTCGCTAGGCTTGCCTTGCTCAATGATGGGATAGCCGACCACGAACTCGCATTCGGCCATCGTGCGGGGTGTCTTGTAGTGTGATGATTTCATGGTCAGAGACTGAACGGGCAGTAAGAAGTGAACACGCGGGTGGTGGTGTACTTGCACTGATAGTCCACGCAGTACGTCCCGACATACCGATAACCTTGCGCGGTGCTGATGCCCTCACAAGAAATCAGCGTACCGGCACGGGCGAAGGCCACCACAGGCGAGAGGTTGGCGGCGGCAATGAGGAGAATAAAAAGTGTTTTCATGGTCAGAAGGGGATTGAGTCGTCAAAGGTTTCAGGGTTGTTGGCGGGGTCATGGCGGCGACCCGACCCGGAGGGCGGGGACTCTTTAAGCCTGTCCCCGGCAAAGGCAACGCTGTCCACGATGCCGGTCAGCATCGGATTGTGTTTACCTTCTTCATTCGTCAACAACTTAACGTGAACATCCTTTAGGTCTACGAACAGGCTTACACCTTTCTTTAAATAAGGCGCAAGAGACTCAGCACGTTTGCCGAATAGCGTTGCAATGACCCATTGGGACGGCATCTTTCCGGCTTCATCCTTTGCGCCGTAGTTCCACGCAAGTGAAAGTTTGCACATAGGCTCGCCGCCTGCGGTGTAGCGCAACTCCACATCCTTACCGATGCGACCAACTCCAATTAGCTTCATCATTGGGAAATCCTTTCGACCATCTTGGTCACTTCATCTAGAAACAAACGCACTTCCTTCTCAATGTCCGCGATCAGTGCGTCATCGCGGTCAACCCTGACAATCATCAGTTGAAGATGGTCGGGGAAGCGAGGGTCGTAGCTCACAAAGTCGCACCATGCCCTGCCGGTGCAGGCCATCTGCCACTGCATTTGATACACATACTTCGTATCAGGCTTGCGGGTGGACAGGTTCTTCAGGTGCTGTTTGGACTCGGGGCACTTGATCTCAATAAGCCCATCCTCCCCGACAAACCCGTCAGGCGATGCGCCGGACATAGGGATCGTGGGATGCTCAATCATCCCCACCTCGGTCACAAATTTACCTGTTGTGGACTCATACGCTGACCGGGCTGCGGGTTCCTGATCAACCCCCCACTGCATCGCGGCATTCATAAACGACGGCGCTTGAGCATTGGTGATGCGCTCTAAGGCAAGCTCCATCAGGTAGTTTTCCCGCGACGCCCCGTACCCCGTCTTCGTCTTTGCCATCACATCGGCAATACGCGAGGCTGTGGCCTTGCCCAAGCGGGCGGCAAACCATTCAGGTGACTTCTGTTCCATCATGCGTCCGCCTTCTCTGCTGCGTTCTTGAGGAAAGGCCCATGCGCTGCCCACAAAGCTCGCTTCTGTCCCGTGTTGGGCATGGCCGCAAACTGCTTATTTAGGGCCGCTACGCCCTCCATTGCAGCGTCTTGGAGCATGGGTAGCCACTGACGCTCAAAAGCGGCGTAATCGGGGTCAGGACGCTTAGAAGCGGCATTGCCGTCGTCGTCTTCCGGGGCGATGCCACAGGTCGCCATGAGCGAGTACCGGCGGGCATAGGTTAAGGCCGAGCCATACCCCTGCGGGTCTTGCTTGGCGGCGGGCACATGGAGCTTGCCCCCGGTCATCTGCTCCCCGGACTCATGCAGCAGGATGGTTTCCACGATCACGCCTGATTCGCACTCGTGGGTCTGCTGAATCAGGGCGATGCCGTTTGCATTCAGCGCATCAATAACTGCCTCGACGCAGGCGGCAAGGTCGGCGTATCGGCTTTTAAAGTGCGGGTTTGAGGAAGTCTTAAGCGCGGGGGCAAATGCCTTTTGCGCCTTGACCAAGGCTTGTGCTATCTGTTTCATGTCTTGTCTTTCACTTAGAAGGGTGCGGGTGGAGCCTTGGCAATCTTGTCGCGTTTCTGCTCGGCAAGCAGGCGCGACAGCACCTTGGGTGGTAAGGCTCCGAAAGGCCAACCAAGGGGATTCTTTTGTTTGTTGGGTGAAAGCGTCATCATTTAGTCCCGTAAAAGCTCTATTGTCGTCAGATGTTAGCGTGTTTTGAGGGTAAAAACCCTAGTAAGCCAATCAATCGCCTGTCCGTTGCTGACCTGTCCACTCGTGACCCGTAGGATCGTCCAACCCCGGCAGATCGCTTCGGCGTACTTCTCGCAGTCAAGGGTGAAGCCCACGCCTGTCGTATGCCTCCCACCCGTCCACACGCCGCCTTCAATCTCGACGGCTATCAGGTCATCAGGCCAAGCAAAGTCGAGCCTCCACCGGCGCTTAGGATGAAACTTGTACTCCCGCACCGGGGGCATGACCCGCATGGCGCGAAGGTGCAGCGCGAATAGTTCTTCAGGGTTGCTCATCGGGCCACAGTCCTGCGCGTTTGAGAAGGGTCTTGGTTCGCTCATGCGCTGCATTCCAAATCATCAGCTTGCCCTCGAAAGACGCTCTGCCTTGGTCGATTTCGTAATGACAGGCGCGGCACATCGCAGCTACAAATTGGTCTGAAGCCTTGATGCCCATGCCTTTGCCATGAATGCTTTGGTTTGAATGTGCTGCGACCACAGTGCCGTCCGACACTCCACACGACTGACAAGGCACCGTGCGGCAGAACTCAAGGATGCGCTTGCTACGGACATAGGGAAATTTATTCAAAAACCACCCCCAAGCTCTGCACGGCGTAGGACTCGACTTCGTTCATGTAGGTGGTGAACTCCGATACGCTCATGTCTGTCGTACTTCTACGGCGACTGACCACCTCACCGTCGGGCAGCGTCACGTCCTCGCAGACGCCAAACTTCCTAGCAAAGAACTCGTGCCACACATCGGCTGAGTGTTGCTTGCCCTGCACCCAAGCGGTCGCGGCAATGGTCTTGAGGACAAGTCCCCAATACCTTTTGTTTTGTTCGCTATTCCTCTTTGTCTCTGCGGTGGTGACGATAAGCCGCAGGGGAGTCCCCCCGTCGGCCATTGCTTTCGCGTTCGATCCCACGAAGGCCACAAAGGTGTTCCACACGTTCAGGTCGCGCAAGTGAAACTCTCGATACAAATGCGTCATAGCTGCCGTCCTCACATAGTCTCTCGACGTGATTGATAGAAGGGTATTGGTAGTACAGACACTTTTCTCTGCGGTCGCACCAACCGCCCATGCAGGAGATCACGAGGCCACCTTAAAGGCCACACGGCCATTGGCGCGGGGTTCGTACTCACCGTTCCCGGTGGTCACTTGCACCATCTGAGCGTGCTTCTTCTTGTCTCGGTATTTCTGTTGACGCTCTGCCGAACTCATCTTTCGGCGCTTGGCATCCTTGCCTTGCCCCAACTTGTATACCTTGAGCAAGTCCCTGCCTCGGCTGTCTTTCTCCCACATATGGATGTGTGCGGCTCCGGCCTTGTGAAGCTCCCGGCAGTAATGGAGCACAGTAATGTAGTGAAGGCCCGTTGCCTCGGCTAGTTCGGTGCAAGTGTGCGTGCCGTCGAGCAGCAGCTTGATTAGCTGCGCCTGAGACATGGCGTTGACTTTGATCATTGGACTCGTCGAATTGCTTGGAGGGCTGCGATACGCGCAGGGCTGTTTTTAGACTCTCTACGGTGCCTTTCCTGCTCGGCAAGGTATCGGGCTGTCTCGTCGGCCTGCGACTTGATCACGGGGATTTCCTTGGTTCGTGGGGGGAACACATCGCGCCATCCCATCAGCGTCGATTGGTCAAGCGAAGCATTCGGGTCATGTCCGGCAGTGCGTAGGTCATAAAGAGACTTCAGCACCATCTTCTGTGCGCGGTCGGTAAACGGAATCTTCTTCATGGCCTTACGCATCTCGCAAAAGCCTTCCCAAGCCTCGTGGTCGATCCATTCAGGAAGGGCGATCATGTGCGGTTCCTTATCTTTGCGGCTGCACACAACAGGGCCGACTTCTGATGCTCGTTGCCCATGTGGGTTTCAACAAGAATCGCGCACTGTCTTCGTTCCCACTCCGCTGCCGCATTCACCACGGCCATGATGAACTCATCAGCGGTCAGGTTTTGCGGGATCGCGTTGAGCAAGTCTTTGACTTCATCGCGGGTCATGTATTTTCTCCGTCAATCCACTCCCAACCCAACAGCATCCGCACCATCACGCGATGCATCCAAATAGGTTTGCGCGTAAGGTTGAACTGGGTGTAATAAGCACCGTTGCCACCGATGCGGTAGCCGCCAACGTACTTAGGAAATTCTGCAATTTGGACTTCTTTTGCAAAGTAAAAGTCGCTCATGCTTCACCTCCAATCCCGTGTGCGCGTTCGATAGCGCGGGCGACTTCTCGCGGAGACAGTTGGGCAAACCCAAGCGGAGCGCACACGGCGTCAATCTCCTCATCCGTCAGCGGCTTGCGCTGTTGTGGTTCGGTGTAAAGCGGCACAAGACCTTCTTTGCCCTTTATCGTTGTCCACATCACAGGTTCGCTCATAGCATCCCCCACAGGTAGCTAACCAACATTCCGACCAACACAAAAGGCCCGAGGAAGATCACAAGCAAGATGGCAAGTGCCCATGCAGCAGCAAGCCAATCGGTAAGCCATCTCATGCTGTTTTCCTTTTGTTTTGTTCCTCTTCCCACGCGGCGCGTTCGTCAGGCGTCATCTTGGCAAGCTCGTGCGCTTGCTTGATGGCGTCAAAATCAACCTTTGGCTGCACTTGGGCATAAGGCTTCAGCTTTGGGCCGCGTATCTTGTCGCCCAATCGCCTGATGGCTTTCATCTCAATCTGTCTGATGCGCTCATTGCTGCGTTGATAAAGCTCGGCAATCTGAGGAAGCGTTTGCTCGTCGGGGGAGTCAATGCCAAACCGCAGGCGCAACACTTTTGCTTCAGTGGGCGACAACGTGTCGAGCATCTCGGAAATGATGCGCTTACGATCATCGCTCTCAATGTTTGCATCAATGTCAGGCTGCTCTAACAACTCGCCCGTGTGACGCGCAAGCATCTCCATCATGGCGCGATGCCCGACGTTAAAGTGCGATTTGTTGTCAGGCAACACAAACATCAGTTGCTCAGGCGTCCAAAGGTCTTCAGGCAGCACGCCAAGAAAGTCGCACAGACGCTTTGCTGTTGGGGTCAAGTCGCCATCAGCAGCCAATGGCGACCACTTCATGTTCACAAACGCGCCGATATGCGTAGGGGCAAAGCCGCCCGCCACACACAACTGATTGACGTTCTTGTAGCCCGCAGCCTCCATTGCGCTCAGGATCAAGTTGTTCCTGACCTTGACCTCTACGCGGTATTCACCATCGTCTTTCATGCTCACTCCCAAAGCGCACCAAGCGCATGAAGAAGGAAGGCGCAGCCGATCAAGCCGGTGAGGATGGCAAAGGCTATGTCGATGAGTTTTTGTTTCATGTCTTGTCTTTCAAAGATGCCCCCCGAAGGGGGCGGGTCGGTTACTTGGTGATCACATGACCCCAACGGCCATTGCGATTGGTAATCTTCAAATCCAAAATGCGAACCATGCTCACAACGGCATCCCACTTGATGCCTGCACGCTTGGCATCGGCCTTGGTAATGGAGTAGCAGCCCAACTTGCTTTTACCGTTGCCAAAGCCGTGCTTGAGCGTCAGCAAGACTTGATACAGATCAGTTGCGCCTTGCAGGCGATCCGAATCCATCAGTTCAAAGGGGGTTTGGAAGGGTGTCATCATTTAGCTCCGGTTGGCATTGCGTCGTTGCAATGTTGCTAGTGTAGTTCGACTAGACCGTCACCCTATAGTGGAAACCCTAGGTTTTGGGTGTTTTTTGCTGTGCAAGCAACATTCATCTGTGCAAGAATGCGCTTGTCTAGAGTGGCATCTAGGCGATGAAGATGGGCCTTGAACCCCGCAGAATTCTGTGTGGTCTTGTCAGGTAGCAAGCGAGGCTTTTGTCCATCTTCAATCGCTTTGCTGCTGCTCTCGCCAAGAGCCAAGACCACAGAGAGTTTTACGGGGTTTTTGCTTTTGGACGGCCTGATGCGGTACGTCGGTGGTCAGGCTTGAGATACCCCGCTGCACGAGCAAGCCAAGGCGGGGACGGTGGGCGAATCCTAGAGCCGGGTGGTTGAAACAAGTCTAGGGTAGTGCGAAGCGACGGCATGGCTCCGAAGGAGAAGCGTTGCGGCACAGTGCGAACTGTAGTGAGGCTACGGTAAGGCTGTGCTTTGCTCAGACATCCACCAAAGGAGAATCTCTTAGGTTGTTATCTATACAGAGACATGATCAAATAAAGACCAAGTTATCCACAGGGGCAGTCATGCGATTCGCAATCAACGAAGCTCAAGAGCAAAAAGACCCTTTGATGGTCTTCACGATGCATATGCTTCATGCCGTGACGAATGCCCACATCCTGCACTGGACGCGCAAAGGGCCGGGAGCAGACGCAGCACATCGGGCTTTGGGCATCTTCTACGATGAACTGTCTGACAAGCTCGACGGGTTCATCGAATCCTTCCAAGGCAAGTACGGCCAACTTCACGACTTCATTGCGGACTACAAGCTGCCCCCGAACGACCCTCTTGCCTACATCACCACGTTGAAGGATGAGGTCGAAACGCTCAGGCGGGCGCCCGGATTTCCTCAAGACTCCGAACTACAGAACGAGGTGGACAACATTGCCAACCTCATCAACGTGACCATCCTCAAGCTGCGCGACTACCAATAATGCCGCTCAGACACACCAAAGCCGGATGGATGTGGGGCAGCAAAGGCCCATTCCCCACTAAGGCCAAGGCTCTATCTGTGGCAAGGGCAGCATACGCAAGCGGATACCGGGAGGCACCATTCCAACAGCACCCTTTAACACCAAGTGCTCCCACCTCGGGTGCAAGAACCCCCGATCAAAGCTCAACAGCTTCTGCCTCGACCACGGGGGCAAGGAAAGCCTAAGCCGCGATTACGACGCCATCTACAACACCTCAGCATGGCGGCAACTCAGGACGGCACAGCTATCCCGCCACCCCCTATGCCAAGCCTGCCTAGTCGAAGGCAAGGTGACCTTAGCCCTCCATGTTGATCACGTCTTCCCGTGGCGTAAGTTCGGGGAACAGGCATTCAGGCGCAACATCCTCCAAAGCCTCTGCCAAAGCCACCATAGCTACAAGACAGGGCTAGAGCAGCGCGGGATATACGAAGCGTACACAGACAAGGTGGAGCAGTTCACCGACGACGACTACGCACGCGTGGTTGCGGAGAGGTTAGGGTAAACCCGCGAGAAACTAAAATCTTTGGGGTGCGGCTGAGAG